GATGTCAGACCAAGTCAACAAAGCGAATGGTTCGTATGTAAAAGGTGCTGAACCAGGAATGATTCTTGACAATGTTGCAAACAAAGCAATCAATGGAGAGAGTGGCATTGAAATAGTTCCAATCAGTTACAGACGTGCTCACATTGAATGGAAGAAAGATCGTGGTGGTTTAGTTAATGATCATGGATCTGATGAGGGTGTCTTAGAAAAATGCTCAAGAGGTGACAAGGGTGAATATTTTACTGATGGTGGAAATGAAATCGTTATCACTGGCGAGTATTTTGTTTTCATGATTGAAAAGGATAGCTACTCACCAGCAGTTTTATCAATGAGCAAATCACAATTTAAAAAAGCTCGGACATGGAACACGATGATGAACAGGTTACAAATCAATGCTAATGGTCAAATGATTAACCCAGCAATGTTTTGGACTTCATATCAGTTGACAACTGTTCCAGAAAAGAACGATCAAGGATCTTGGTTTGGTTGGTCCTTTAAAATGAATCATGATGCAAAGTCTGGTGGCATTTTAAAAAATCATTCTCAAGGTCAAGAAATCTATCTAGCAGCAAGGAACTTTAAAAAGCAAGTTGCACAAGGTGAAGTTAAGGTTTCTCCTGAGTCACAAGATGATGATGTAATGTAGTCTGCCTACTGCTTGTTAACATTGCATTGTCTAGGGGAGAGAGTTTGATCTAGTTCGCTCCTCCCCGATGACTCAGAAAGGAATCTAGATGGATATTGTTTTAGTAAAAAAATTTATGAAATTGTTTAAAGGTTATGAGTTAGCTCATGGTCAATACAGAGTTCAAAAAAAAGAAGCAGATGGCAAGATGTCTGGTCGAGCAGTCACAGTCGCTGAACCTGCAACTGAAGAGCATTTCAAAGAACATCTCAGTGGTGGTGAATATATATTAGGAATAATAATGTTGCGTGAAAACAACTCTTGCAATTTTGGAGTTATTGATGTTGACATAAGAGGAGAAGTGAAACTAAATGAATCGCTTGAACAACTTGAAAAGAAAATTAACAAAACACCTTTGGTACTTTGCAGGTCTAAGTCTGGTGGTGCTCACTTATATTTATTTTGTGAACCTGCTATTCCTGCCATTGATATGGTGGCAAAGCTTAATGAATTTGCAGCCACATTAGGTTATGGTGGTGCAGAAATATTCCCGAAACAAATAAGTAGAGCTAATGAACGTGACAGAGGTAACTGGATCAACCTTTGTTATTGGGATGGAGATAAAACAGAAAGACATGCAATAAACAATGGCAAAAAATTAGATCTTAAAAATTTTATTAAATTAGCTGAGAAGAAAACAACAACATTCGAAAAGCTTGAAAGTTATAAACCAGACCTTGTTAATCATTTTGATGATGGGCCACCATGCCTGCAACATATAATGACAATGGGTTTTCCAGAAGGAGGGAGGAACATTTCTTTGTTCAATGTTGGGGTTTATTATCGTAAGAAGAACCCAGATGATTGGCAAGAGGATCTGATGAAGTTTAATTATGAGCATGTCTCAACACCTTTACCATCCAGTGAAGTTAATACTTTAATTAAGGGAGTGAGCAAAAAAGATTATGCCTACACCTGCAAACAAGCACCCATATGCAACTATTGTGAAAGATCAAAATGCATGAAAAGGTCTTTTGGGGTTGGAGGAGGAGGTGGTGGTGCAACAATAAATATTGATGCTATAACGAAGTATGAAACAGAGAATAGATCGTCAGTGAGATGGTACATCGAGATCCAAGGAGAGAGGATTGAAGTCACAACACCCCAACTATTAGATCAAAGACAGTTGCAAAAACTTTGTGTTGAAAAGCTTAACAAATGCCCTAGCACTATGCCAGCACCAAAATGGGAACAAAGAATAAATGAGTTGTTAAGTTCTGTTGAAGTTGTTGTGGATCCTGATGATGCATCGCCACAAGGTCAATTTGAAAAAGTATTGGACTCATTCTTGACTGGTAAAGTTCAAGCCAGACACAAAGATGAGATAATGAATGCCAAGCCATGGCATGACTCAGATGATGGCAAAGTATATTTTAGATCAGAGGATCTATTTATATATCTTGATTCAAGGAGGTTTAGGTATCCTAGCCAGCACCAGATATGGTCTTGGTTGAGGAGTTTGGGTGGCGACAGAAAAGCATTCAGGATAAAATCAAAACCTGTAAAAGTTTGGTCTGTGCCTGCACCAGAGTTTTATGATGATGAAGAACTTGATATACCATCAACAGTAACAGATGAGTTTTAATGGATAAAGAGCCAGAAAGATATTATGATTGGATCCTATGGAAGTTGAGGAAGGAAAAAGATGAAAAGGTTTGTCCAGATAATACTGGGACCACCAGGAACAGGGAAGACAACAACACTACTAAAGATAGTGGAGAGCAGTCTGAAAAGGGGAGTTGCTCCTGAGAAAATAGCATATCTTGCTTTCACTCGTAAAGCTGCATATGAAGCACAAGAAAGAGCAATGGTGCAGTTTGGTTTTGATGAAAGTAGATTTCCATATTTCAGAACTTTGCACTCTCTTGCTTTCAAGCAGTTGGGTCTGCAGAGAGATGAGGTGATGACAAATACACATTACAGAAGTTTGGGCAAAGCTTTGGGAGTTGAGTTCAAAGGAATATATGATGAGGATCTTGGGATTCATACTGGCTATGGACTGGGAGACAAATGCTCAAGGATTGAGTCACTGGCTAGGGTTGGCATAAGGTCTGTGGAGCAACAATACAATTATTCCAATGTTGATGATTTGACCTTGCATGCAGTCAAGCAATACGACTCTGCATTAAGAGTTTACAAAAGGGAAAATGGTCTTTTAGATTTCACAGACATGTTAGAAAGATACAACTCACCTTTGCCAGTGGACATTTGTATATTCGATGAGGCACAAGATCTGAGTTCTTTGCAATACAAGATGGCCATCAGCCTATCATCTGAGGCACAAGAAGTTTACATTGCAGGTGATGATGACCAAGCTATTTTTGGTTGGGCTGGAGCTGATGTAAATAAATTTTTAAGTTTAAAAGGTGACAGACATATCTTGCCACAAAGTTACAGGATCCCAAGATCTGTGCACAACATTGCGTCTGACATTGTCAAGAGAATTAAGAAAAGATATATGAAACCATGGAGTCCAAAAACAGAAATTGGAATGGTTGAATATTTAGCTGATGAACAAGAGATAAATTTTTCTGACCAGAAGACGTGGTTGTGTATGAGTCGGTCAAAATATTTGTTAAATCGTTTTCAGAAAGTTGCTCGTCAACAAGGCTATGGATATCTTTACAATGGCCAACACTCTCTTGAGTCAGATGAAACTCGTGCCATCACCTCATGGGAGAAAATAAGAAAGGGCAAAGGCATAACTTTGTTTGAGGCAAAAAATATGATTCAGTTTCTTGGATCCAATGTTAAGTTAAAAAGTAAAGATAGCTATAATATATATGATTTAGGTTTGCCAGATGAAGCAAAAGATTATGATTGGATGAGGATGTTAAGAGGCATTGCACCAGATGAAAGAGAGTATCTAAGGTCTTGTTTGCGCAATGGAGAAAAGTTTGGTGACAAGCCTAGAATAGTTATATCAACGATCCATCAGAGCAAAGGTGGTGAGGCAGATAATGTTGCCTTGGCTACTGACATGGGTAGGTTAAGTTGGGAGAACTCTCACACAGATGAAGAGAACAGAGTTTGGTATGTTGCTGTCACCAGAGCGAAAGAAAATTTGTATATTATGAGACCCAGAGGATTACGTTATTATGCGTTATGATGCTAAGTGTTTGATTTTAAAGGGAAAGAAAATCCTTTTCTTTTTGCAAAAAATAAGACATACTAACTCTATTGATACTGAGAAAGGAAAAAAATCATGTTAAACAAATGTTATTCAATCGACTTAAAAACTCTTGAACTAAAAGCCTACGTCAGCAGAGATGTTGCTGAGGTTATGCAAAATGGATCTCTTCATTTTTCTAGCCCAATGGAGATCTACAACAATGTTAATGTGTCCACTGCAAAGATGGCAGAGATATATAACAAGTATTCCAAAAAGCCTGTCAATAGATTTTCTGACAAAGCAAAAGGTGGTGTCAGATTATTTAATCTTATAAATGGCATGGATGTTCCAGTGGCAGAGACTCGTTGGAATGGGTCCAAGAAAAAGACACCTCAAGTAGATGCTCTTCCTGGAATGACACCACTGGGTATCTCCAAGCAAATCAAAGAAGATATGGATGATAGCTTTATAAAGCCAGATGAGTTCAATAATAAAAATGCAAAGAACTCCAGAGGGAGAGGTGCTTTCTATGACAAGGTGGTCAAAGTTCTTGTCAATGAAAATCCTAGAAAGACTGGCACTCGTGCTTGGCACATTTTTGAGATCTTGTTGGCTCGTAAAACTGGGATCAGTTATGAGTATTTGCTTGAAGTAGTTAATGAGCAACTCGAATATTCAAAAGCTGCAGTGAGAGAAGATGTTGCTCACGATCTTAAAAAAGGAAGGATTGAACTGGTATGATTATTTATGGTGCAGGCTTAGCAGGTTTGTTAGCAGGGAATATGCTTCGTGGGTTTGACGTTGAAGTCCACGAGGCACAAAAGGATCTCCCGAACAATCATGGAGCATTGTTGAGATTCAGAACTGACAAAGCTGGAACAGCTTGTGCCATACCATTCAAAAAAGTTCGTGTTCACAAAGCCATAAAATATGATGGCAAGATTCACACAACTCCAAACCTTCAACTGAGTAATTTATATTCTCAAAAAGTCACAGGAGCTGTACTCAGCAGATCCATAAATAATTTGGATCCATCAGACAGATTTATAGCTCCATGGGAACTTATAAAAATGATGGCAGGCAATTGCAAGATGAGATATGGTATGAGCTTGAGCAAGAGTGTCATCGAGAGAACTGAACAACCAATCATATCTACTATACCAATGCCAACACTGATGAAAATAGTAGGCTGGGAAGATATACCAGAATTTCCTCATCAACAAATATGGACACAAAAGGGAACTGTCTTGGATCCAGAATGTGATGTTTATCAGACTATTTATTACCCAGATCCAATATCACCATTTTACAGAGTTTCTATCATAGGCAATATAATAATATCAGAGTTTGTTCGCAAGCCAGATTCAATTCCTGGACCACATTTGATGGAGGTGCTCAGGGAAGATTTCGGGATACAAGCTTATAAAATTCATCACATGGAACAATCAGATCAAAAGTATGGTAAGATAAGACCCATTGACGAAGATCTAAGAAAACAATTCATATTTGAAATGACAACCAAGTATGGTATATACTCACTAGGTCGTTTTGCGACTTGGCGACAATTGCTTCTTGATGATGTTGTTGAAGACTGTCAACACATTGAGAGGTTCATAAGAGGTAGCAGTGGCTACACAAGACTAATGCACAATCAGAAAGGAATGAAAGCATGAAAGTAAAATTAATTAATGCGACTTCGGACGCAGTAAACCTTTTGTTGTTCACAAAGAACACAAGACTAATGAATGAAGAAGATGCTTATGAAAAAGTATCTCAATGGGATGATGAAAAGAAGCAGGCAGAACTTGACTACATGCTTCAAACGATAAGATCCTCTTGGGAGTTCATTGACTACACCTTTGATATCAGAGAGGTGAGCAGAGGATTCACTCACCAGTTTGTCAGAACACGTCAAGGTTCATATGCTCAACAATCTCAGAGAACAGTTGACATGCAAGGTTTTGGATATTACACACCACCAAGAATATCAGAAGATGAAAATGCAAGGTTGATATATAACACTGCCATGAAAGTTATAAACGATCAATATCAAGCATTGAGGTCTTTGGATATTCCTGCAGAGGATGCCAGAGGCATATTGCCAACGAACATCCACACCAACATAGTTGCTAAATTTAATTTGAGAACTTTGAGTGAGATGGCAAAGTCTCGTTTATCACCGAGAGCACAAGGTGAATATCAAGAGACATTCAAACTTATGGTTGATGAAGTAGTCAAAGAACATCCATGGGCAGAGCCATTTTTGACTCCAACTGAATGGGCTGCACCATCCATGTATAAATCTTTAAATAAATAGGAGGACAGCTTGGGCAGGAAAAAATTATACAGTGAAGCTCTCGCGATAAAAATTCATGATCTTAGGTCTGAAGGGAAGACCATGAGGCAGATAGGTGAAATTGTCGGGATGCATGAGTCAAAGGTCAGATACATTATTTATAAAGTCAAACCATTCAAGTACAAAAAATTATATAAAGATTTGAATGATGCTATGGATGAGGTTGATCAAAAGAATAATAAAATCAAAAAGTTGATAAAACAGGTTCAAGGAAAAATATCGAGCACATTTAAAAGAAAGGAATGAACATGGATAAAAAAATAATAATAGCAGACCTTGATGGCACATTGTCTGATTATCAGCATCGTGTTAAGTTTTGGATCCAAAAAGATTATGATGCTTTTAATTCAAGAGGCAAAGACGATAAGCCAATAGAAGATATCTGCAACATATTGAGAAGACTTCATAACGATGAAACAGAGATAGTTGTAATGACTGCCAGAGATGAGTGGCACCAACAAGACACTGCTGAGTGGTTAAGGTTGAATGACATTCCATATGACAGATTGTTGATGAGGAAGACTGGAGATATGTCTCATGATGATGACTGCAAGAAAAACATGCTTGAGCAAAACATTGAAAAAGAAAATGTTTGGTTTGTTTTAGAAGATCGCAAGGTAGTTGTTGACATGTGGAGAAAAGAAGGCTTGACCTGTCTTCAAGTTGCTGCAGGAGATTTCTGATGGAAAGGGTTAAAATAGTCGGGAATGACTTAGAGCTTGATAGCAAGAAGGTTGCTAGGATTTTTGATATAAGCTCAATACAAATGCAGGATCTCAGGGAACTGCTTGACAAAGCAAATGATTATGATAAAAAAGTTGAAGAAGCTTATGAGGAAGGAAAACAACATCATGTCTATAAAAAAGAAAAATAAAGATGCAGCTCAGATCCTGGAAGAGATGGCTAACACATTCAGAGAGAGGAACAGAGTTTATGGAGACAATTATAAAAATGTCGGTGAAGTTATGATTGCTCTTTTTCCTAAAGGAATAAATTTAAAAACCAATGAGGATTTTAATATCTGGCATTTGTTTGAATTGATGATTGTTAAAATAACCAGATTTGCAAACAGCGATTTAAAACACAAGGACTCTATTCATGATGCTGCAGTTTATGCTGCAATGGTTGAGTCATTAATCAAGGGAGAGAATGATGAGTAATATTTTAATAACTGGATCCAGCAGTGGTTTAGGCAAAGCAATGTTTAATAAGCTTGAGGAACAAGGTCACAGTGTGCATGGTTTTAACATTGAAGATGGCAATGATGTTAGCCAAGCAAAAGCACTCAAAGAAGTTTTAGGGATCACACCTTTTGACATTGACATATTAATAAATAATGCTGGTGTCAATTTAATAGATTGGCTAGAAAATTTTGAGGAAGACATGTGGGACAAAGTCATGGATACAAATGCTAAAGGCATATACATGATGACGAAGGCATGCTTGCCCTCATTGATAAAAACTAAAGGAACTGTGGTAAACATTGTCAGCAATGCTGCACACATGCCTATGACTTGTTCTTTGGCTTACAATGCATCCAAAGGTGCTGCACATATAATGACTTTGCAGTTAGCTCGTGAGCTAACAAAAAAGCATGGCATTACAGTCTTCGGCATAGCACCCAACAAATTGTCTGGCACTGGCATGAGTGATTCAATAGATGAACAAGTTGTTAAAACTCGTGGATGGACAAAAGAATATGCTCAAGAGTATCAACTCAATGGGCTGTTAACAGGGGAAGAAACACCACCAGAAAGTTTGGCTGAGTTTATTTCTTTCCTACTTCAATCAAAAGAGCACCACAAATATTTGACTGGGTGCATATTACCATATGGAGCGTAAAATGAAATTTATAATCGAACAAATAGCTATCTGCCCAGAAAACCCTATTGCTGCAAAGAAACTTCTTTCTGATATGGGTGCAGTTAATTGGACTGAAGATCATGTTGTTGCCACTGGCAATGTTTTTTCAAATGAGGGAACAAATGAGGCAGACTTGTCTTTTAATTATGATTTGATATCTGGCAAAGAGTTTGAGGTGTTGAACTATACATCAGGCAGGAACTGGATAGATGAGAGAGGTGACAGGAATGTTGTCAGTCATTTGGGAATGCACTGCACCAATGCAGAATTAATAAAATGGAGACAATTTTTCAAAGAAAGATTTATTGAAGTTGTTCAAGAAGTTTTTACAGACTCTCATACAAACCCAGTTATAGCAGGCAAGAGATCTTACAACTATGTAATTTTTGATACAAAAGATATACTAGGCGTAGATCTTAAATTCATTGTTAGGATTAACAAAGATGATAGTGTTTGATTTAGAAACAACTGGACTTCCTAAAGCAGAGGGATCTGATTTAAATATTCAGCCCAAAGTTATAGAGTTTGGTGCTATCAAGGTTAATGATGATTTTAAAGAGGTTGACAAACTCGAGTTTATGTGCAATCCTGGACATGACTTGGATCCAAAGATAACAAAAATCACAGGAATAACAGATGAGATGCTTAAAACAGAAAAGCCATTCATAGCTCATTTTAAAGATTTATGTGATTTTTTCCTTGGCGAGAGACACTTATCAGCCCATAACTTAACTTTCGACAGACAGATACTAAAGTTTGAGCTTGAGAGATCGGATAAGATAACTAAGTTCCCATGGCCATGCGAGCATGTTTGTACAATGGAGCTAGGCAAATCTGTCTGGGGAAAATTCAGGAAGCTTGGAGAAATATATCTTGAGGTCACTGGCAAAGAGCATAAATCAGCTCACAGATCTCTAGCAGATGTTGAGGCAACAGTAGAAATTTTAAAATGGTATAAAAAGGAGGGACACATATGACACCAGCATTAGTTGGATCCATTATTGGAGCTATAGTGGTTATAATTTTATCTAATTATATATCATGATAAATGTTCGATTAAGATCAGAATACTCTTTTCGTAAAGCTTTTGGACCAATTCAAAAGGTTGTTGAGACAACAGAAGGTGATGTTGTAGGTATATCTGACTCTGGCACATGGGGTCATGTTGCTTTTAGCAAGGCTTGTAAGAAAGCAGGCAAAAAGCCATTGTTCGGAGTTGAGATACCTATTGTTGAAGATGCAACAGAAAGGTCTAAACAGCCAACCAATGAAATGACATTCATAGCCAAAAACAATGATGGCTTGAGAGAGCTTTATCAACTGGTTACAAAAAGCACAAGCAAAGACCATTTTTATTATCACCCAAGATTAAGTTATGAGAATCTTTTTGACATCAGTGCAAATGTTATAATATTGACAGGAACGCACCCAATACTAGGATTGCTTCCTTTGACCAATAAAGCCAATATGTATTTTGAGCTTAATCCTATGACCACAATGAAAAATTTTAATTGGGCAAAACAAAAAGGATTTAATCTTATTGCAACCTCTGATAATTATTATCCAAAGCCAGAAGACAAAAAAGCTTATCAAGTTCTTGTTGGCAGGAACAGGCACGATAGAACAGCACCAATGCATATACTTAATGAGTGGGAATGGAAGGATGCTTTGCCATGGGCACCACAAGAGGCAATTGATGCAACATATAAAATAGCTTTGGAGTGCAATGTTGATTTGCCAACTGCTCAAATGATATCTTTCCATTCTGATAAGACTTTGAGACAAATGTGTGTTGAGGGAGCAAAGCCAAGAGAGATAGATCTGAGCGATCCTGTTTATAAAGCAAGATTGGACAGAGAGTTGAAGTTGATAGCTGATAAAGATTTTGAGGATTATTTTTATGTTATAGCTGATATGATAAACTATGCCAAGGAACATATGCTTGTTGGTCCAGCTCGTGGATCCAGTGCTGGGTCATTGGTTTGTTATCTGATTGGCATAACAGACATTGATCCGATAGAACATGACTTGCTGTTTGAAAGGTTTATTGATATCACTAGAGCAGACTTGCCTGACATAGATATCGACTTTCAAGATGATCGCAGGGAAATGGTTTTTGAATATATCAGAGAAAAGTATGGTGCAGAAAAAGTTGCTCACTTGGGAACAGTGTCAAGATATAAAGCAAAGTCAACAATATCAGAAGTTGCGAAAGAACTTGGAATACCAGCATGGGAAGTTAATGACTTGAAGGGTGCTATCATTGAGAGGAGTGGTGGTGATTCTCGTGCAGCATTTTGTATACTTGACACATTCAATGACCTTGACATTGGAAAGCAGATCCTAGAAAAGTATCCACAAATAAAAGTTGCTGCAGATATGGAGAACCATGCCAGACACAATGGTGTTCATGCAGCAGGGATTATAATAACAGAAGAACCAGTTAGTCTTTATTGCTCTGTTTCAGGTCAAAATGGTGCAGCTCAGATAGACAAAAAAGATGCTGAGGATCTAAATTTATTAAAAATAGATGCGTTGGGTTTGAGGACTTTGTCAGTTTTACAAGATGTTCTTGATCAAATAAACTGGAGCAGAGATAAATTATTAAAGCATCCATTGGATGATGAGAAAGCTTTTGAATTATTAAATGATGAAAAATATGCAGGGATATTCCAGTTCGAGGGTTATGCATTACAGTCTTTGACTAGGCAGATGAAAGTTCATGATTTTGAAGATATTGCATCAATAACTGCTTTGGCTCGTCCTGGACCATTGAACTCTGGTGGCACAACTCAATACATTAAAAGAAAGATCGGTGAAAAGCCAGTGGAATATTTACATCCATTGACTGAAGAAATAACAAAAGTAACTTATGGTGTTGTTGTTTATCAGGAACAAGTTATGAACATTGCTAGGGATGTTGGCAAGCTCAGTTGGGAAGATGTGTCTCAGTTGCGCAAAGCCATGAGCAAATCTCTTGGTGAGGAGTTCTTTGATGGCTACTGGCAGAAATTTAAAGTTGGTGCTATTGAGAATGGCATTGATGAAGATCAAGCTCAGACCATATGGAAAAACATTAACACAATGGGATCATGGGCATTTAACAGAAGTCACGCTATTGCCTATGGGTTGGTCAGCTACTGGTGTTGCGTTCTCAAGAGTAGGTTTCCATTGGAGTTTGCTGCAGCATGTCTCAGGAATGTTAAGGATGACGATCAGGGTGTAAGACTTTTAAGAGAAGTATCAAAAGAAGGTTTGGGGTATAAGTCGTATGATAAATACAAGTCTGGGATGAATTGGTCAGTTCAAAATGGTGAGCTTATAGGTGGCTTGATAGGTATAAAAGGTGTTGGTCCAAAGATGGCTGAAGATATAATTAACAGACGCGAATTAAAACAACCATTGACTCCTAGACAAGAGAGTCTTTTAGACAATGGAGAAACACCATACGATGATATATTTGAGTGTGAGAGAAGATTTGGGCACATGAAAGCAGATCCACTGGCTCACAACATTAAAACACAAATAATTGAGATACAAAATTTAGAAGCAGATAATCCTGGAACATACGTCTTTTTCGGCAAGCTCAAAGAAAAGAACTTGAGAGATATGAATGAGGCAGTGAACTTAGCCAAAAGAGGAGGAAGAAAGGTTGATAGCAATAATCTCTGGTTGAATATGACATTCGAGGATGACACTGGTCCAATCATATCAACAGTTGACAGGTTTAAATATAATAAGCTTGGAAAACCAATAGTTGAGGATGGAAAATTAGGTGATTGGTACTTGATAAAAGGATATTTGAAACAAGGGTTCAGAAAGATTTATGTTGAAAAATGGCGTAAGCTCTCATAAGTCATTGATATTAAAGGAAAATAAAATTAGTTTATTTTTTTGTTGCCTTTTGTTTTAATACGAGACATACTAAGTTATTAACTGAGAAAGGAAACTAAATGAAAACATTAATTAAACATACTGGATACGGAGATCAAGCAAACACTTTTGGTGTAAGAGTTAAGCCAAAGGACATCAGGTCAGGCATGAGTGGTGATGGTGAGATGATAACCTTTGACCTTAGTGTTAAAACTGTTTGCCTTATGCAAGGCTATGAAAAAGAAGATGATGGCATTTATTGGGGTATGGCTGATACTATTATGATCAAAGACTCATACACTCAAGCTGACAGAGATGAGAAGAAAAGAATAAGAGAAGACGATCCAGTTGTGAATGGTGAAGTTGTTGTGATTGGTGGCGACAAGTACAAAGCCAGAGTTCTTGGTGACTACTCAAACTGTGTTGTGTTTGACCCTGTGACTGTGACTCTTACCAATGAAGACTTCGGTCTACCAGAGGTTGAAGCAACTGACAATCACCCAATGGATCTTAAATTGAAGTTGGTAAAATAGTTCGCACTGATGATGGGTGGGGTTGCTCCCCACCCGAAACCTTTGGGTCTGCGATAGCAAAATTGAGAAAGGAAAATAAATGTCACATCAAATAGATAAACTAGCAACAATCAGAGCACAAATTAATTTCCTCAAAGAGGAAGAAGCAAAGATTGTTGAGCTTCTTAAAAAGAGAGGCACTGGCACATACAAAGGCACAGAGCATTAT